AAACGATATTACAGCTTGGACTCCTAATTCAGTAGTCGCAACCACACCCTATCTCAGCGGTGGTGCAAGTAACAGCACCAGCTTTGTGGTTGCAAGTGCTATAGGTATTGCGGCAGGACAACTAGTAAGCGGAAATGGTATACAGGCATTCACTTATGTGAGTCCCAGCTACACATCTGGCAGTACCACAGTAACATTAACATCAGCATTGATTGCACAGGCCAGTGGCACTTATACATTTGGTGTACCACAAGCCACAGTTACATTGGACAACAGTACTCCTTTTAGTCCAAGTTTAGCGTTTGGCGGAAATTATTCTGCCCTCAATACCACTATTGGCACTGTGATAGATGCTGTGAGTTTTGACATGGTGTTTGGCGGCAACTATCAAAGTGTCAAAGCCGCATTGATTGCAGTGGCCCAGGCGCCAAGTGGCTTGCAATTGGCTTTGCTAACACAGGCCATAAACTATGTGGGCACCTACATAGCTTCATTGGGCGTGACCAATCTGTCATCAATTCCAGTCAATCTCAGTATCATCAATACTGTTGTGAGTTCGTCTGCGGCCAGTGCGCCTTTATTGAATTACCCCGCGCCAGTCAGTGCCAATGCATCAAGAATAAATGCACAAAATCTCATACAACAGAACAAGGCATTTATACAGCAGGAACTTACTGCTTGGATTGCCACACAGTATTCGATACAAAATTACAGCACATACAGCGCGGCCAAGATTCAGCAAAATATTGGCTATATTCTAGACGCCATGACCTATGATCTGTTGTATACCAATGGCCAAACTGCACCTGGCAACAGCAACAGCATGACCTATGATTTGGCCCAGGCATTCTATACCAACGCAACATCTGTGTTGGGAAATTTAAAAACTCTCACAGCTGATTCCTACAACAGGTTGTACACCGTATTGGGATATGTATTGGCCGGTAATACAAGCGCAAGTGGATACCCTAGTGTGGGCAACAATCAAATTCAACAGACCAACGGTGGAAGTTATGCGTCTGCGGAAGTGAGCAATGCACAGGCCTTGGCATACATGATTCGCGACTTCATCAACAATGCCAGTTTTGGATCTTATACCAGAAACGTGCCCGTGATATCTGCTCAAACCCCAACCAGTGTGGTGACTGATTTCAATAATATTGCCAATAATAGAGCCGCTGCCATATCAAACATACAAAATTACGTAACAGCTGGTGCGGGATTGGGCATATACTTTGAAGGTGCAGGCAATCGAAGCATGCTGGCCAATGACTACACACAGATCAATGACTTGGGTTATGGCATTGTAGCAGCCAATAATGGTTTAACTGAGCAAGTTTCTACATTCACCTACTACAACTACACAGCCTATTGGAGTTACAATGGTGGACAAATACGTAGCATAGGCGGATCAAATGCCAATGGTATATATGGTTTACGAGCCACCGGCAGTGATACCACTGCCGTGCCTAATGTTGTAACCCTAGCTCAGGACATGGTGCAAACTGCGCGAGTATACAAAGAAGCAACCACAGCCAGTGCCATGACTCCTACCGCGACCTCACCTGCTTTAGTTATTTCAATATATGGTTACGCTTATAAACCGTTTGGCAATTCGGAAGTTGAAATAGATCATACTCAACAAGGCGGTGGTGTTGCTAGATATTCTATTGGCAGTGTACAGCACACAGGCATTCAAGTGACCAGTAACGGCGGTAATCAAGATGTGCTGAATCTAAACATAAGCACAGGTGGCGGTAATTCAAGCACTACCGCAGGCGGCTTGCAGTATCCGTTGTATGACGGACAATTGGTAACCATACGTGTGTTACAAAGCATGAAGCTGTTGAACGTGGCCACTGTTAAGCCCACAAGACCTAGTACCAGCTTTCAATTCACAAGTAATTTGTCTTCTATCTACAGAATACTTTCTTATGGTTTGGTAGAATCTACTGGCGAAACTCTTGTGGACCAAAAACTAGCGGCGCAGGGATTTGTCACCGCTGCCAGCACCAGCACTGCTGTGGTAACGTTGTCAATGACATCTGGAAGCAATGCCAGTGCGGTAGCAGTGGGACAATTGGTTACAGGCTCGGGACTAAATGGCACATTCAACATTTATTCAGTGAGTGTGATCAGTGCAGGCATTAGCACAACATCCACTGCTGGCTCGAGCGGACAAAACAATATTACAGTGGCGAGTGCCATCAACATTGTGCCTGGTATGTTAGTGCAAGGGCAAGGAGTGCCATACAATCAACTAACAAATGTGTTTACCTTTGTTGCATCAAGCTATGCGATTGGCAGTTTAACAGTGCCTTTGGCAACTATAACAGGCTCTGTAGTTACACTCACTTCTAATGCTAATGGCACTTACACGTTTGGCGGTGTAGTGGCTGTGACATTGAACGCTCCTCCAAGCACATATACCGCAGGTTTGTTAACATATAGTTTATATAATGTCACACAGTCCACAGCCATAATACAAACTGACAGTTCGTTCAACTACTATCAAGTAGCGTCTGATACCACATCTATTGGCATAGCTGATCCCACAGCATACCCAAATGGTTATGCGTACGGCACAATAGTGTCATGGACTCCTGGCACCAGCACCTTGATAATATCCGGTGTTTCAGGCACTCCTGTAGCTGGCATGGCCATAGGCGGCATAGGTTTTACTGGACAGACTGTGTTGTCTTGGACATCTGGCACCAACACCATAATTGTGTCTGGTTCACCCAGCACCACAATACCACCACAGATTGGCGCCAAGGTATGGTTCTCAACACAGACTCTAGGGTTGAGAGTGGGCGACAGCAAAATTGCTGTGAATGCCATAACAAATACCGCTACGGCAGCGCAAATAAATCTTGGCCTGTATATTACCAGTCTTAATGGTAGAACTCATAGAATCATAAATTACACCCAGCCTAGCAATTATGCAGTGGCCACTTATGTGGACGGAGGCACTGGCTCCAATCTCACTATTAGGGTAGCAGGACTGTCTGGCACCGTTGCCAGCGGATTGATTGTTTATAATGCAGGAGGCTTTACCACTGGACAAAAAACAACAAGTGGCGCAACATATGATGCCAATACTGGATACTACAACATAACCGTTACAGTCGTGGCCAATGCTGGCACACCTAGTGGTAGCATTTATTTCTTGAATCCAGCATTGGGTACAACCACAGCGGCGTACATGACCACTGATCCCAATCCAATTTACAACAATGCGGCCACTGGTGTGGCACCTTTGGCTTTGAGTCTTGCAACAGCGCAATACAATGTGAACGGTACTGGATATCAATATGTTACCTACAACGTGCCCAACACACAAGTTTACACAACCAATCCAGTCACAGTGGCATCCACACCCACTTTGCCTGCTGTGGACAGTTATCTGACAATATCAAATTCCACTACAACTGCATTTAATGGCACCTATCAAGTGGTAGGCAACACCAATCAAACCACTATCACTGTATCCAGTACAACTAACCTACAAGTGGGCATGTATATCTCTGGACCTGCAGGATCCATTGTGCCCAACAATTGCATGGTTCAATCCATATCGCTGGATGGCGTGTCATTTGTTGTTAGCCCAGCCTGCTGGTTAGCTCCTGGTACTATTACAGCCAACTTCTTGACATCTGTAGCATCTGTATCAGTTGTGAGTGGTGGAGGTGGCGAGTATCTTACTGCACCTTCTCTTACATTTGCTGGAGGTAGTCCAACTGTGCCTGCTCAAGCCACTGCCACAGTGGCCAACGGATATATCACTGCGGTTACTGTTACAACCGGTGGGTCAGGCTATACCAACAATCCTGCTGTAACATTGACAGCCAGCTACGGCACAGCCACATTCAATGTTACCTTGAGTAATACAACTTCTTTTTCAAGCACATTGGTTTCTCAAACTCCAAGCACACAAGTCACTGTGCAGTATCCTGGGCCAATCGGAACTGCAACTGGTACTGTGGCTGTTTTGGTAAACTCCGGCAACATCATAACCATTAGCGCAATTGGTGGAACACTGATACCTGGCAACCAAATTATCTTTACCAATGGAGTGAATGGAGTGGCTCTGGGCAATATCGTGTCTGGTGCCGCATATTTTATTCTCACTGTGTCCAGCAACAACATCACAGTGAGCCAAACTCCATGGGGAGCAGTATTCACACCAGTAAGCAGTAGCATAGGAACATTGAACGCTACAACACCATATATGACATACGTGGCCACAGCATTTACGTATGGTACACAGTTGACTGTGAGCGGCACACCCACTGTAGGATCAGTGGCTGGTAATGGAACATATCCTGTTACATTCACTTTGACTGGCAGTACCAGTGTTACCAATGGTGCATACTATCGTGTGTACAACAATGCCAATGGATTGTACAATGGCACATTTGTAACCACCACGGCCACAGGATCAAGTTCCACCATAATACTGACCTATCCAAGAGACCCTGGCACTTGGAGCACATCCACTACCAGTTACTTATCAGTGGAAACTACAACAAGCAGTAACAGTTCATTGGGTATCAGCAAACCTCTGTCAACAGCCACACCATACAGCTTTAGAGTGGCATATGGAAGTGGCAACACAGCTCAGATCATAACCAACATCAGTACTTGCCGTGCAACTGGTCATGATTTCCTTACCATTGGCACTGGTGGTTACAATTCCAGCAATTACCCCAATACCATTTATGGTGCACCAGCCATTGCTCCAGTGCAGGCCAATCAGGTGTTTGAAGAAACAACTGGGCGTGTGTTCTATGTTACCACAGACGAAAATGGCATATTCAACGTGGGCAAGTTCTTTAGGGTAGATCAGGGCACTGGCACTGTTACATTCAGTGCCAGTATTGCGTTGAGCAACTTGTCAGGTCTTGGATTCAAAACTGGTGTAACAATTAATCAATTCAGTGCTGATTCAACCATGTCGGACAACTTGCCAACCATTGTGCCTGTGCAAAGTGCCATAATAAGTTACATAGACAGTAGGCTTGGTATTACAAAGTCAGGTGGTCCAGTATCCCCCAGCAGTTTGCTTGGTCCAGGTGTAATGGCTCTCAATGGTGTAACTCCCATGGCCAAGAATCTCAACATGAACAACAATCGTGTGATTGGTTTGAGTGCGCCTGTTAGTGGTAGCGATTCCGCAACCAAACTGTATGTGGACGGCACTTCTTATCTCTACCAGGACAAGGATGTTAATTTTAGCTTGTCTGGTACAGCCAGCATAGTCAGCAGTACTGGCAATTTGATAACTCTCAGCACTGTGAATGGCATTTATGTGGGCAACACCATTGTGTTCAACATTATTAATCCCAATCCAGCATTGGGCAATCTCATTGACAGTCAAATCTACTATGTGTTGAGTGTGCAATATGGCAGTAACACCATAACTGTTAGTGCAAGTGCAGGCGGCTCAGTATTCAATCCAGGTACTGCTACAGGCACCATGCAGTTTACTGCCAACACGGTGCAAGCAGGCAATATCTTGATTTATGACACCACAACTGGCACAGCTACAAGCACCACTGTGAATACCAATGTGATAACACTCACTGCTAGCGCCAACAGCACATACTCCACACTGCAAACTGCCGATACTATAACATTTACTGGCACTGGATTTGGTGGCTTATCAGCTGGCACCTATTACATAACCAGTGTGCTGGGCAATCAAATCACAGTAAGCAATTTGTTGGATGGCCCAGTGCTCAGTGTGACCAATGCCAGTGGCACATTAAATTGGACCAGTAGCAGATGGCGCAACATATCAGTTCCACAAGGCTATAACAGTATTGCCATAACTGGTGCAAACACCGTGGCAAACTATGCCACATTGACATTTACCAGTCAGGCCACTGTGCCGTTCCCAGTTGGAAGCACCATTACCATAACTGGTACAAATCCAGTAACATATTCTGGCATATTCACAGTTACATCGGCCACCACAGGCAGTGTAACTGTGAACAATGTGAACAGTTCAGGATCATTAACCAACAACAATTTGGGCAACCTTGGTGCCATTATAGGCAACACTGTGAATCTCACCTATAACGGCGGACTTGGCAGTACTTTGACTTCCAGCATGGGCAGTGGTGTGCTAGTGGACAGCATGCTGGCAAACACAGCCAATGTGCAACAAAGCAAACTGCTAATGAATGTGCCAGGGGCCACATACACCACAACCATAGAAGGCACCATTACCACAATCAGCAACACCACTGTGCTGGCCAGTGCGCCAACCGGCAATGCAGTGCAAATACAGGCAGCAAACGGTTTAAGCAGTCATGATGCCAATATATTCACACAAACAAATGGTTGGGTGAGTTTGGTAGATGCTGGCACCAGTGTACTGGCTGGCAGTGTAACAGCCACTGGTATTCCCCTGACCAAGATTGCAAAAATTGCGGCGGGCAATGTGTTGGCCAACAGTACAGGCACAGGAGGAAATGGCGCTGCCATTAGTCCAATTGCTGTGTCATTCAACACTGTGGTCAAAAATGGCAATGGTGTAACAAATGAATTCTTCAACAGTGCAACCCTGGCCGTGATGGTTCAATTGACCAATGTGGACGATACTATCAACGGACAAACTGTAACTGGTGGCAAGAATACCTACGGTGTGAAAGCTCTAAGCACAGTGCATGGCACTAACACTGTGCCAATCAGCGATGGAAATGGCGTGGTTGATTTGACTTCCCTGCTGATCAATGGCAACACTGCGATAACATCAACTGGCACCACTGACATGAAATTCTATGCGCCATTCGGCACAGGCGGCAGCGGAGCCGGTACAGGCGGCACGGGACAAAGTTATAATTTCATGACTGTTACTGGATTGACCAGCTCCACTGGCACTACCAAACTCAATAGTTACGTGGATATGAGTGGTGGTACTACATTTGTGAATGCTATTGTGGCCGGCGATACCACACACGCTGCCAACACCACAGGGGCAGCAACCTTTAGAGGACAATTTACTCTTGTAAGCGGTTCAACCATGATTGCCACATACTCAGGCGACTTAGCTGAGTACTACGAAGGCGATGCTGAATACGATGTAGGTACTGTTGTGGTGTTCGGTGGTGATAAAGAAATTACCACAACTACACAAATCAACGACACTAGAGTTGCTGGGGTTGTTGGATCTCAAGACAAAGCGGCCTACATCATGTACAGCGATTGCCCTGGATTGAAGAATCTTGTGGCACTTGCTGGGCGTGTTCCATGCAAGGTAGTGGGTCGTGTTAAGAAAGGCGACATGCTGACTACTGCGGCCACTCCAGGCTATGCTGTCAAAGCATTAGCACCAACATTAGGCGCCATAATTGGCAAAGCATTACAAGACAAAGATTATGGCGAAGCTGGCATAATCGAAGTTGCTGTAGGGAGAAATTAATGACACAACTAACTATAAATGTAGGCACAACAGCCAACGACAAAACTGGCGACACTTTGCGGGCGGCTTTTGTAAAAGCCAACTCAAATTTTACAGAGTTGTATACAGCATCGGGAACAGTGCCTAACGGTACCAAAACATCAACTGCTACTGGTACTGCTGGGCAAATTAGTTACGATTCTTCTTATCTTTATATTTGTATAGCAACAAATACATGGCGTCGTGTGGCGTTGGGTAGCACTTATTAAAATACGGTAAATACTAAAAGAGAACGCAGAATATGTCATTACAAACAATCAATCTAGGAACTTATGCCAACGACGGTACAGGAGACGACCTACGTTCCGCGTTTACTAAAGTAAACAGCAATTTTGCGGCGCTTACCCTTACATCTGGTATATCAAGTGCTGCCAATATAGGCACTGGCATTGGCATTTGGGCAGACAAAAATCTAACAAATTTAGAATTCAAAAGCCTTACTAGCACAGGTGCCAGTGTAACTATAACAAGCACAGCCAACACTGTTAATTTAGAGTCAGCTACAAAGGTTAGCAAAGACACCAGCCCAATTCTAGGCGGTAATTTAAATCTCAATAATTTTTATATCAGTGGTGGCGACACACGAACCAGCGTGTATGGTTACGATCAACGCATCAGCGACAACTTGTTGGCCCTATTGGTACGCAACAACACATTCACCGTGGATCTTGGGTCCTTTTCATTCCCCACTGGCTATGACACTGTGTCCAATGGTTACAAAGTAGATTTTGGCAATGGCTATGCAACAAACAACAACCATGTTAATTTTGGCAAATTCAATTCTGTTGTGGGCTTAGAGGACAGTGTCAATCACAAGCTCACACTCACTGGCAATTTGGTTACTAGCGGAGGATACAATCTCACATTGAATCTAACCGGTAACAGCACAGTGACCCTGCCCACTGGAGGCACCCTAGCTGTGGCTGGTGCAGGACTTGGACAATTCAGCAACACCACAAGCACTCAGTTGAGAACCATTATCAGTGACCCTACAGGAACTGGCTCCTTGGTATTTGCCAGCAGTCCCACAATAAGCAATCTCACAGTGAGTGGTAATATAACCATAAATGGCAACACTTCAACTGGCACTACTGGCACTGGTTCCGTTGTATTTTCAAACAACCCCATTCTTACCAGCCCCACTATCAATGGCAGTATTACCGGCATCACAAACATTGATACCAACAGTGCATCAACCAGCTTTTTCCCCAGCCCAGTCACTGCCAATCTATTCAGTCAAGCCACAGCAATAACCATAGGTGCAAATACTGGCACAACCACTGTGAGCAACACACTCACTGCTTCCAGTCCCACTTTTAATATCAGTGTGAACACTGCAAGTACAAATTTCAATCTGTACAATACCACAGCCACAACCATTAATGCATTTGGTGCGGCAACCACTGTGAACATTGCTTCAAATGCGGCGGCAGCAACAACTGTGTATGTGGGACCAAACTCTGCCAACAATGTGCTTAGTATAAGTGGCAATACAGCCACTGGCACTGCCAGCTTAAGTTCCAATGTGGTTAACGGAACCGCAAATATATTTGTGGGTGTTACTGGCACTATCAACATAGGCGGCACTGCCAGCACAGTTTACATAGGCAATTCATCCGGCAATGCCACGTTGAGTGTGCTGGGCAACGGTACTGGTGGTACTAGCACATTGACAACCAATGTAACAACTGGCACAGCAAACATATTTGGCGGGGTAACTGGCACCATAAACCTAGGCGCCACAGCAAGTGCAGTTAACATTGGTGTTAGTACTGGCACAACCACAATAGCTGGCAACACTGTAACTACCAATATCAAACGAGTAGGTTTAGAAATTATTCCTGCCAACTACATTTCAATCTCAACAACTGGATCATATCAACTAAGCAACAACGTGACTGAAAACATCCTGTTAATAAATGCCACCAGTTTAACTATAACTCCAACCTTTCCTAATACCAGTGTAGCCGATGGTCAGCAGTTGCGATTCACGATATCAGTTAACAATTGCACCTTGGCAGGTGCAGGTGGTGCAACATTGGTAGGAACATTTGCCGGAGCAGTTACAGCACCAACCACATTCACATACATATACAGAGCCAGCAACACCACATGGTACAGACAATAACTTTGATAGGGTATGACAAATGATTTTGGACATCTGGACTCAACCGTCTGGTTATAGTTTTGGTACATTTGCGGAACAGGCATCTGTAAATTTGTCTTTGCCTATAGCGTCTTCGTCTGATGTGACTTTTGCAGTTATATCAGGCAGTCTTCCTCCTGGACTGGTTTTACAAAATGCTCACATAGTTGGTAGTCCGTATATCACACAGGGCAATCCTTCTTACAGTTTCTGTATTAGGGCTAGTAAGGGCACTGATTTTGCAGACAGAACATTTACTATGCAAATCAACGGTGCCAACCCTCCAGTATTTGTAACACCTGCAGGCAAACTGCCCATCGGAACCGCACATCAACTGTACGCTCTAGATGGCAGTTATGTTGATTATCAGTTGCAGGCATTTGATCTCAATGTAACACTGGGACAAAATTTAAAGTTTTTTGTAGCCAGCGGTGACGGGCAGTTGCCTCCTGGATTAACACTTAGCGACAGTGGTCACATCTCGGGATTCATTATTCCGCAATTGATCTTGACTCCTGCCATGGGCACTGGCCAATATGATCAAGCCTATTATGATGGCAGTGCATATGACTTTGCGCTCATTCCTACCGATGGCTTTGACAGCTACAACTATGACAAGGTATTCTTTGACTACAACCAACCCAGTGTGTTGCCAAAAAGTCTCAATGCCAACTATCAATTTCGAGTCACAGTTACAGATGGCATAACTTTTGCACAAAGAGTGTTTAGAATATTTGTTGTTGGAAACGATGAATTTCGTGCAGACACAACAACTAAAGACGGATTCGCAGGAGGTTTCACCGCTGACTCAACATTTTTGCGCAGTCCAGCCTGGCTCAGCAATGCCAACTTGGGAACTTTTAGATCAAACAATTATCTCACAGTTCCAGTATCACTATATGACAATTCTGGGGTAATATTTAGATTGGAAACCACTAACTGTGAAGTAAGTGCAGTAACTCGTAGAATAGCACTGGGAGATAACGGCTATCACAACACCAAGCTGGCCATAACCAATGTGGGAGGCGTGCCTAAATTTGGACAGTATCTCACATTTGATAATTTCTTGGATGGAGCTACGGGAAAAATCTATCAGATATCCGCAGTGGATTCCATACTGATTCCGGTGAATGGATCATTGACCAGTGGCAGTGCCATGATAACAAATGTGACCCAATTCAACAATTTGAGCGTGGGTTCCACTGTGCAAGGAGTTGGCATTCCAGATGGCACTAGTATAGTGGCAGTATACAGATCCATAAACAGTATAGAGCTGAGTGCCAATGCCAGAATCACAACTAGCACCACAGTGAACGTTACACTGGCTGGTTATTATAGATTGACATTGAACACACCCTTGGAGTTGGAAGTTCCTGACCTAACCAGTTTCTATATAGGATCTCTCAGCAAGCTGCCTTCTGGTACCAATTTTGATATCAATACAGGGGATGTGTATGGGCGTGTTCCGTACTTACCAAGTGTTACCACCACATACACATTTACCATAACGGCTGTTAGATTTAGTTCCAATATCAATGATCAAGTAACCAGTTTTAAAACTTTCAACATAACTATTTTAGGCAGTATCACCAGTGAAATGACATGGATGAGTCCCAGTAATTTAGGTGCAATCCCAGCCAATTATCAAAGCACACTTCGTGTCACTGCAATCAATAACATTCCTGGCAGTGTGGTATTGTATACTCTAACTAGCGGATCATTGCCTCCTGGCCTCAGCCTTGGCAGTGATGGCGAGTTGATAGGCATGCCTAACCAGTTTTACCATGAGGGCACTGGTCAGCTGGGTGTAACTACATTTTATGACACGGATGCCAATGGGCACATAATTAAGAATCAAACCTTTGACCATGGCACTAGCACTGTGGATAGACAATTCACATTCACTGTTACAGCCAATGACCAATATCAGTACAGTGCGCTACCAAAAACATTTACACTCACTGTTACCACACCCAACACACTGCCGTTTAGCAATGTGTATGCCAACCCCTATCTCAACTTGCATCAAAGAAATATATGGCATGATTTTATCAATGACACTACCATATTTTTACCTGAAAATGTTTACAGGCCCACTGATCCTGCATTTGGAGTGCAAACCAATCTCAACATGTTGATTTATGCAGGTATACAAACTGAAGCCGCGGCTGCCTATGTGGCTGCCATGGGCGTGGGATTCAAGAAGAAACGGTTTGCTTTTGGTGCATACACCTCAGCTGTGGCTGTAGATCCCATTACCTTAGAAAATGTATATGAAGTAATCTACGTGCCCATGGTGGATCCCTTGGAACGAAATGGCAAACATTTGGCGTTGTCGGAGCACTTGGTGTATCCTGAGCCAGTGAAAATCACAGTGGACGAAACCATTGACAACAACTTGTTCAAAATTACCACTGACAGCAACGCTTATCAAGTGGGTTCACCGCAAATCAATACCTACTATCCCAACAGCATTACCAATTGGCAGTATAGATTGAGTCAAACCGCAGATCACTTTGACAGCAACGGCCAGCCAGTGGCTGGTGTATCAGAAAGAAATTATCTGCCACTATGGATGCGCAGTATCCCTTCTGGTTCAAAATCGCAACTGGGCTATGTGCTGTGTGTTCCTGTGTGTTTTTGCAAGCCAGGAACTTCGGCGGTAATTCTAAGCAAGATAAAAAACAGTGGATTCAGCTTCAACAGCATTGATTTCACAGTAGATAGATTTGTAATTTCCGCAGTAACGGGTTACACAAGCGATAAATACCTTATATTCAAAAATGATAGGATAACAGTATGACAAGTGCAATCACGCCATCAACAGTTTCAACCACTTTTCCTGTGGCAGGACAAGACAACAACAGTCAGGGTTTTAGAGACAATTTTGCGGCCATAGCTAACAATTTTTCCTATGCCGCAAGCGAAATAACAGCTCTGCAAACTGTGAGTATACTTACAGCTGACCTAGCTACACAGGTAAACACAGTGGTAAACAATCTGCAAGGCAGCACATTGAGCAACGGGTTGAACCAACTGATGTCTAACACATTTTACAGTGCCACAGGTGTTAGCGGCAGTGTGAGCATTGACCTTAGTCAAGGTGACGTACAGCAATTTATTCTAGCAGGCAACACCACATTTAACTTTGCACTTACAGGTTCAGCTACAGGATGGCCCAATTACACAGGACTAAGTGTGTACAGCAAAGCTATTTTGTTGTTACAAAGTAACACACTGGGAGTTTGGACTCCTACCTTTACAACCACTGGCGGTACAGTGGCCTATGATACAAACTTTCCTATTATACCTGGCACAAGCCAACGAGGAGTAAGTGTAGGAGGTGAAAACGTGTCCAGTATAGCAGTGGGCACAAAAGGATCTGGTTATCAAAGTCAAGTTAGTATTTCATTCAGCGGCGGCAATCCCGTAACAAATTATGTGTTGCCAACTGCTACTGCATCATACACAGTGGTAAATGCAAGTGGATCCAACAATATCTACAACAGCACCACTGGCGTAGCAACACCGCTTACCATTACTGGTACCAGTGGCACTGGGCTGTCTTTAGGCACAGCAACATTGACATTTGCATCACAAAGATACAAGCCATTCGAAAATGGCGAAAACATTTTGGTAAGCGGAGTGAATCCCAGCGCATATAATGGAGTATATACTGTTACTGGCTGCACGACAACAACTGTGTCTTATACCAGTGCGGCCAGCGGCAGCATGGTATCAGCTGGTACCATTACCGGCGGCAATCCTGGCAATGGATATACAGTGGGAGACATTGTGGTCATGAATTCAAATCCTGATGTACAACTGGTGGTTTCTGCTATTGCTACTTCGTTTACTGGCACAGTGCGAGCCAACAACAACGTGATTCGTAATGTAACAAACTTTACCAATATTGCCAACGGTTTAACTGTAACTGCGGCAACTGGCACCATTCCTTCTAGTACAACTATTACAGGATTTGATACTGTGGCGGGCACAGTAACAATCAGTCAAAATGCAACTGGCACAGGCAGTGTAGACACAGACACCTTGATAACATATGTAAGTTCTACAGGCCCAATAAGAACATTGTCTGGATTCCCAATTGGAACTCTTGCCAGTCCCATAGTAGGCATACGTGGATTTACCAGCATAACAGGATCTGGATCAGGACTTAGAGCTGCCATAAATTGTGGCGTAGGTGCAATCACAGTGGTTACTCCTGGCGATGGATACACAACTACTCCACCCACTGTTACCATAACAAGTGGAGGCGGTGTAGGGGCAACTGCAACTGCCACAATCTCTACAGGCACTGGAAACAGAATACAAGCCATAGAAGCATGGACCGTGAACGGTGGCCGAAATGTATATCTACGTTATTTGGGACAATACTAATGCATCCACTAGCAGGCAATTTAGAAACTCTCAAAGACACAGAACTGGAATCCAGGATTTCAGATCTTACCAAAAAATACTTCATGACTAGAAATCCTGGAGTACAAGCTCAAATGCGCATCATGCTTGATTCGCTAAACGAAGAATTGCGCAAGCGTCAACAGGCAGCTTTAGAAAAATTGATGGCCAATCGCGATAAAAGCCTTGACAAGTTGATAAGAGTAAGTTAAACTAAAGGCTATGCGCCTAGATCAATTTGGTAATCCTATCTTTAACTCTGTAGACATATTCAAACTCCTTTATCAAGGAAAACTTACCAGTCTCAAAGATATAACTGTGGATTACAGTGAAGACATACAGCAGTTGGAGCAGGTGTCTGGATATTCATTCCAAAGATTCAATGAACAACTGGCAAATATCAGTATGGCAGATTTTGATTCAGCACTGCAAAGTGACTGGTTCATGCCCGAAGAATATAAAAACTTCTATGTTGAAGAATGGTGTTTAGACAGATGCACAACAGATGAACAAATAAAACGAGTAAAAGAAGAAATGTTGGCTTATCAAGATCGCGGCATGATTCCTCTATTGCAATGGACTAAACATTTTGTAGATACATGCAACGCCCATGACATTGTTTGGGGAGTGGGCAGAGGATCCAGTGTGGCCAGTTTTGTGTTGTATTTGCTTGGTGTTCATCAAATAGACTCAGTAAAATATAATTTAGACTGGCAGGAATTCCTGAGATAAGTATATACATAATCCAAGGAGATTAAAATGGCAATATATAAAACCGCAAGAGGTGTCGAAATAGACATGATCAAGATGGTACAAAAAAACGAAATGGAACTTGCTGTTGGCAATGCCAAAGTCAATGCTCGCGGCGATCGAATTGGCGCTAATGGTCAAATCATAAAAACACGTGAAGAACTACTGGCCGAACGTGCTGGCATGGGCGAAGGCAAAGATCTTAGTGGTCATGATATAGAGGGTAAAGAATGAATTTAGATTTAACGCCTAAAATAAGTGTCAAGGTTACAGGCAAACTTATTCCAATCCGTGACAATGTTTTGGTTACTGATATGGAATTT